TCCCAACTAACGTTGCGGCCATCGACGTGAATTATGAAACAGTAGATGCGATTGAGGACTTCACTTGTGAATTCCAAGTCCAGTACTGGGAGTCTAACACTACCAATTAATGGTGGTATAAGTATAGGGTACGGAGGGGTAACTCTCCGTACCTTCTTACTATAGTAGAGTTTGGAATATATGGCAGAGAACAACGGTATCAAACTTTTTGGATTCGAGTTAAAGAGGATCCAGAAGAAAGATAAAGAACAGGAAAAACTCCCCTCTATTGTCCCAAAACAGGATGATGATGGCGCGGGGTATGTAACTGCCAGTGGAGCCCACTTCGGTCAATATATTGACATGAATGGGAACGAAGCGAAAGACAATGCAGAACTCATCAAAAAATATCGTGGTATCGCAGAACATCCTGAAGTAGATGCCGCCATCGAAGATATTGTTAATGAGTCTATCAGTGCATCTGATGCAGAGTCATCCGTTGAAATCGTTCTTGATAAGGTAGAGGCACCCGACAGAATTAAGAAACTGATTGTTGAAGAATTTGACAATGTATGTTCTATGATGAACTTCAATGATCACGCCCACGATATCTTTAGATCGTGGTACGTTGATGGTCGTATCGTACACCATCTAGTAGTAAACGAATCAAACCTCAAGGCGGGTATTCAAGAGATCCGGTCAATCGACTCCTCTAAGATCCGCAAAGTAAAAGAGGTCAAATACAAAAAGGATCAAAAGACAGACGCCAAAATCGTTGATAGTGTAAATGAGTTTTACATCTATCAAGAGAAGGCGGGTGCGAACCAAGGCATCAAATTGTCTCCGGATTCTGTTTCGTATGTGACTTCGGGTCTACTTGACCCCTCTCGCAAACGTGTAGTGTCTTATCTACACAAGGCAATTAAACCCGTCAACCAGTTAAGGATGATGGAAGACTCTCTGGTGATCTATCGTCTCGCACGTGCACCTGAGAGAAGAATTTTCTATATCGACGTTGGTAACCTACCTACGGGTAAGGCAGAACAACACATGAAAGACATCATGTCTCGTTATAGAAATAAGTTAGTCTACGATGCAAACACTGGACAGATCAAAGATGATCGTAAACACATGTCCATGTTGGAAGACTTCTGGTTACCTCGTAGAGAGGGTGGACGTGGTACAGAGATCAGTACCCTGCCTGGCGGGGAGAACCTTGGACAGATAGATGACATCATCTACTTCCAGAAGAAACTGTACCGTTCATTGAATGTACCTATCAATAGACTGGAACAAGAAGCCCAGTTCTCGTTAGGTCGTTCAACAGAAATCAATAGGGACGAAGTAAAGTTCCAGAAGTTTGTTGATAGACTTCGCAGACGTTTCTCTATGATGTTCTTGGGCATCATCAAGAAACAACTTGTCCTCAAGGGTATCATCACCGATGAGGATTGGGATGAGTGGAAGAACGATATCGTCATCGACTTTATTCGTGACAACCACTTCACCGAACTTAAGAACGCTGAGTTGTTAAGGGAACGTCTGGATACTATGGACAGAATTACACAGTATGTTGGTGAATACTTCTCGCGTGAATGGGTAATGAAAAATGTCATGATGATGTCAGATGATGACATCGAACAGATGAAAGATGAGGTCGAATCCGAAAACGATAAAGGTGACGGAGGAGAGGCGGACGATGGCGACGAATTCCAGTAATGAATTACTTGGAGTGGTTGGCACAGTTCTTTGATTTAAACCATGATGGTCAAGAAGACCGTCACGATGACTATGAGAAAATAGGAGAACCTGAAGATGAGTGATAACGAAACAGTTGAAGACGTAGTTGATCAAGAGATCCCTACATCTATGCAACAGGATTTTATTGACATGGTGCAGGCTGGTAACTTCAACAAAGCGAAGGAACAGTTTGACACCATGATGGCGGACAAGATGACTGCACGTCTTGACGCCGAGAAAGCGGCAGTCGCATCTAGTATCTTTAACTCTGACGAAGACATCGATCTAGAAGACGATGATTTCTTCGATGTAGAAGATGAAGATGAACTGGATGAACTCGACGAGTACGAGTTAGAACTCGAAGATGAGGACACCGCTGAACAAGAGGGTAAAGAAATTTATTCTGGTGCAGAAATCTAAATTTGTATAAATAATAGTCAAGGGAAACTTATGCAAACTTTTTTAGAACTTCGTGAGAAGTTGGGACGAAAACCAACTGGTACTATCGTCTACGATAAAAAAATTAATAAGATCCCTGTACAGATTTATAAGGACAATAAAGGGTTCACCGCCTATGTTGATGGCGATAGATTGGACACCTTTAAGTCGCAGAAAGATGCACAGAGGTCCGCAGAGAACATCGTCAAGGAATTAACCTAATGAAGTTAATCAGCGAATACGTAGAAAACGATCTACAATGTATTGTAGAGAAGAAAGAAGATGGCGCAAAGAAATACGTCATCGAAGGTATTTTCGCGCAGGCGGACGCAAAGAATAGAAACGGACGTATCTACCCCAAACCAATTATGGAGAATGCGGTAGGTAAGTACGTAAAAGAACAAGTATCTAAGAAACGTGCGGTTGGTGAATTGAATCACCCTGAAGGACCGACAGTTAACTTAGACAAAGTTTCTCACCTCATCACTGACCTCAAGTTTGAGGGGAATGATGTGGTAGGAAAGGCACAAATATTGGATACTCCTATGGGTAAGATCGTTCAAGGTCTTCTTGAGGGTGGTGTTCAACTAGGTGTGTCAACTCGTGGTATGGGTAGCCTTGAACAACGGAACGGCGCAATGTACGTCAAAGACGATTTTATTCTTAGTACGGTTGACATCGTACAAGATCCATCCGCACCGGATGCCTTCGTTAATGGAATCATGGAAGGTGTTGATTGGATCTGGAATAACGGCGTTCTAGAAGCTCAGGTAATTGAAAAAATGGAGACTGAAATTAAAACTGCTCCGAAGGCGTTTCGTCCTGAAACGCAAATTCGAGAGTTTAAGAATTTCCTCTCGTTAATTAAATCACAATTGTAAGGAGTCAATAATGACTGAAGAAACTAAAGTCGAAGTTGAACTCCACGATGAAGAAATTAACGATATCGTGGAAGAGACTCTCGAAGAGGCGGCTCCTGCTGCTAAGGGTGCAAAGGGTGATGAAGGGGCCGTAACGGAACCTGAGTCAATCGCATCTGTAGACAAGGCTGCAGACGCCGTTAAATCGCAAGCTCCTGTTCCGAAAACTAAGGCAGGTATGATCAATGCTATGTTCACTAAGATGAACGGTATGTCTAAGGCAGAAATGTCTAAGATGTATGCATCATACATGGGTGAAGGTGTTGAAGTTGAAGAAGGTGCGGAAGAAGTGGTTGCTGAAACCATTGACACTACCGCAGAACTGAACGCATTGGTCGAGTCTGAGGCAACACTCAGTGATGAGTTCAAGGCCAAGACTGCCGTAATTTTCGAAGCTGCTGTGAAGACGAAACTCTCTGAAGAAGTTGAGAGAATCGAAGATCAGTATAAGAGCGAACTTGCCGAAGAGGTATCCTCTATTAAAGAAGACCTCGTAGGTAAAGTAGACAGCTACCTCAACTACGTTGTTGAGACTTGGATGGAAGAGAACAAAGTTGCAGTTCAGAACGGTCTCCGTACTGAAATTGCAGAGACGTTCATGAACAAGATGAAGGATCTATTCGTAGAGTCTTACATCGAAGTTCCTGAGTCCAAGTTGGATCTAGTTGACGAACTGGCTGAACAGGTTGAAGAGTTGGAAGGAAAACTCAACACTCAAACTGGAGACAACATCAAACTTGCAGAACAACTGGAAGTACTCCAACGTGACGCGATCATTGCAGAAGCAACTCGTGGAATGGCAGAGACTCAAGTTGAGAAACTGCGTGGTATGGTAGAGTCTGTAGATTTTGATGACGAAGAGTCTTTCAAAACTAAAGTTCAGACAGTTAAAGAATCTTTCTTTAAGACAGAAAAACCCGTGGTTAGTGAGGAACTCACCGCCGAAGAACCTGAGACTGAAATCGAAGTTTCTTCTGTGATGGAACAATACCTCGCTGCCATTAAGAAAACTACTCAATCACAGTAAGGAATATCTAAATGAACACTAACTCTTACGATCAATTGATCGAAAAGTGGAGTCCGGTACTGAACGAAGAGTCTGCTGGTGTGATCGCAGATCGTCACCGCAAGGCCGTTACTGCCGCGATTCTTGAAAACCAAGAACGTGCAATGCGGGAAGACCGCGCTGCATCCGCTGGGTTCCTCACGGAAGCCGCTCCTGCCAACAACACTACCAGTGCATCGAACTGGGATCCTATTCTGATCTCTCTCGTTCGTCGCGCTATGCCTAACCTCATGGCATATGACGTATGTGGTGTTCAGCCTATGTCTGGACCTACTGGTCTTATTTTCGCCATGAAGTCTCGTTACGGTGGTGGTTCTACCTCTAACCGTGAAGCACTGTTCAACGAAGCAGAAACCACATTCTCTGGTGACTCTTCTGGTGTTGCTGCTCACGATAGTGACAACGTATCTGGTTTCAACGGAATCGCACCTTCTGGTGACTCCGCTGATACTCTTCGTGGTACTAATCTCACTGGTCGCCCAATGTCTACTGCTGATGCAGAAGCCCTTGGTTCTTCTGGTGCAGGTGCTTTCGAAGAGATGGGTTTCACCATCGAAAAGGCCACGGTGACTGCGAAGTCTCGTGCGTTGAAAGCCGAGTACTCACTTGAACTCGCACAAGACCTGAAGGCGATTCACGGTCTTGACGCAGAGACAGAATTGGCGAACATTCTGTCAACGGAAATCCTCGCGGAAATCAACCGTGAAGTTATCCGTACCATCAACTCTCAGGCGAAGACGGGTTGTCTTCAGGCAAACGTTACTAAGAACGGTATCTTTAACCTTTCTTCGGACGCTGATGGTCGTTGGTCTGCTGAGAAGTTCAAGGGTCTGGTTGTACAACTTGACCGCGAAGCGAACGTAATCGCAAAAGAAACTCGTCGCGGTAAGGGTAACGTAATCATCTGTTCTTCAGATGTTGCGACTGCTCTGTCTGCTTCTGGTATGTTGGATTACACTCCTGCAATGTCTACTCAACTTCAGGTTGATGACACAGGTAACACCTTCGCTGGTACATTGAACGGACGCATCAAGGTCTACATCGATCCTTATGCACAAACCGACTATGTAACTGTTGGATATAAGGGTACTAACCCTTATGACTCTGGTGTTTTCTATTGTCCTTACGTTCCTCTGACTATGGTCAAGGCCGTTGGGGAAGACACTTTCCAACCGAAGATCGGTTTCAAGACTCGTTACGGCATGGCTTCGAATCCTTTCGTGGGTGCAACACCTGCTGACGGTCTCGCTGCTGCTAAGAGTAACCAGTACTACCGTATCTTCCGTGTGGACAACATCCTCACATAAGATAAAAAATAAAAAGAAACTCGAAAGAGTCATTTTTTGGGGGGACGCTGCAGTCCCCCCTTTTTTATGCATATATAATAATGGTACGACATGGTAGTCTCCTAGTGAAAGGAAGCATAACTTAAAGGAGCATGTAGTATGAAATGGTTAATACTAGCGCTAGTGTTGATTCCGTTTTCTGCCCATTCTGAAACGGTAATCAATTATGATGATGGATCGACATACACTCTATCCGAAGGCGAGAAAATTTACATCGCCAAACGTAAGTTGTTCACACAGAAAAACTACAATAACGGTAATGTGTATTTTACACTTCAGAAAGAACATACCAAGAGAGATTATGTTCCCGATCCAGACGGAACCGATGATATGGTAGTGGGTTCTCATGAATGGTGCAAAGCATATGTACCGTGGCATGAAGGTCTAACTTTTGATATGATTGCGTGGCAACGTTTCTGTGACACCGATAATGATGGTGACTATGACGAAGACGATGATCGTTGGAATGAGTAATAAAAAGGGGACTTAACGTCCCCTCTTTTTTAACCAACTGTTGGTTAAATTTAACCAACTGTTAATTGTTGTTTCTGATCTTGTAACAGTTTCAAACCAACTTCTTTGAATTCGAAACCAGACTTTTCAAAGAAGAACTCTATCATGTTACGGTCTGCAATATACTTTGGCGAACCGATCCATTGATCATGGTCAGAGATTTTTGGGTGATAGACGATACACACTGCCTTCGTGTATCCGTGTTCTTGGTGTGCCTCGAAAAAGTTAGACATGAAGGTCTGAAGCGAACCACCAGAACCACTTGTGATAACTTCAACAAATGTCTTGCCGTCTTGGTAAGATGGAATGATCTCTTCGTAAAGTTTTTTCTTGTTGGCACCCTCTCTCCACTTGATGTGCTTCTGGCCTAGCAAACTCAGTTCTTCGTTCTCGATTGCTTTCTTCGCCTTGTTGATAGCAGAGTTGATTTGACGTTTGGTGATATTGAACTTCTCAAGTGCAAGGATCATTGCATCCGAATCAAGATCGATGTTGTGGTTATAGTAGAGACTCTGTGCAATCTTGGAGAAATCGTCAGATTGGTTTACCTTTGGTTGAATCTTACCTTCCTGAACATTCAACATCATGCCCAAATATTCGATCTCTGAATCTGTCAGACCTTCCCACATTGACAGGGGAACACGAACTACCTCAAGAGTAACACCGTGTTTTGAGTCGTTGGTCGCACGGGTAGAGTGGTTACCACCAATACCAGCAGAACCATCAACACCAAAGTCTCGATCACCTTCTTCAAAATATCCTTCTAAAAGAACCGCCTGAAGTTTTAACTTCTCTGTGTTCCCGTGTTCCTCATCGATAGCGTTCTGGATATTCTGTTTGTGCGTCCAGTCATCTTCTGCACGTACTTGAATGAAGGTTGTCTTGACAACCTCAGACGCCATCTCCTGTTCACCCTTCATGTTCTTGATCTCTTCTGCGAGAGTCAGAACACGATCCATATCGAACTTCTTACTGGCGGGTGACCCGTTAGACTTATTAAAAAACATCACATTGGATTTTGCATTTGCTTCACTTAACACTCTATATTCCTCATTTTGCATTGCACCCCAACTACCAGTACGTAGTATCTCGTAGTCAAAGTCATTATAACTCTCTCTCAAGAGTTGGTTAAATTCTTCACATTTGGAAGAATGGTTATACCCATCTGAGATCAGACCCTTATGGATGCCAACATACATACGTCCGGTTGGACGGTGCGTATATTGGTATAGGTATGCTTCGTATTTCATGTTTTAATAATAACAAACTGGACACTATTTGTCAAGGGCTTTATCCATCTTTTTTGCGAATTCCTCGAAATACTGGTCTTCACTCAGAAGAACCTTGGAGTAGTTGTTGCGGTACTCTTCCAACTTGTTATCAAAGAAAGTAGGGTCTCGTAACTCTAGGATCTTTTCCTCAAGTTCCTCAAACGTCTGGACTCTCTGCCAAGGGTCTATGTTATACGTGTTGTCTATGTCATAGTCCTGCCACACAAAGGGGACGATACCAATAGACAACGCCTCTGGATATCGTGACGTAGTGGCGTGTGGGTCTAACCAGTTGAAACATAGAGTAGACCGTGCGGGTTCTAGTAGAGGATAGAGTTTTCTCCAGTCCTTGATCCACTTGGATTGTCTCTGCACACCCGAAGGGAATCCGCCGATCATGACGGTAGACAACTGAGACCTATAGATTTTACGGATGGTCTTCTCTCTATCGTTTCCATGTTTCATCCTACCCCAATACCAAAGTCCACAGACTTAACCTTCGAACATCAAATCGGAGATGGGGTTCTTCAACCTCTGAATGAAGTGATACTTCATACCGTGAATATTTCCACTGAAGTCTATCTCATCTATGGTCACAAACTTCTTGATGTTTGGCAGGAAACTGCGGTACAGTTCTTCGGTGTCTCCCCTGTCACTACGGAACATCACTACAGTCTTGCCTTCGAAGTAGGGTGCAATCTTATCAATGTGAGACTGACTCTTCGCCAAGTCTTTGGGGTTCATCTGTAACTCACCGTGATACCGAAACTCACTGTCACTTGGTATGACAATAACATCTGCGGACTCAATGGTTTCGGGTGTACGTTTAGGGCGTGTCCCATCAAAGGAACAATTGTACGTATCGTAGTTGTGTTCGGGGTGCGCCTTCATCCACTTGACGTAGTTCTCGAAGAAACTGTCCAGTACGGTTTCGAGTGGTCCTTCATACTTAACAAAGGATCTCAGTCTTGCGATGGTAATGTTCATCGTATAATATCAATCTCGTTCATGGTGTCCTGATTCCAGACCTCTAGTTCTGTACGGACACGATTTTCATTCTTCAACTTGTCGTAACGTTTACTGGCGAGTTTCTTCCACCACGCGATCACGTTATCTAGTTCAAACCTATCAAAGTTTTCTGCCTTGATCAGGTTATCGGTCCTACCCAATAGAACGTCCCGCACATTAGAGTAACCATACTCACCCATATAAAAACGTTTCTGTGTAGTCACATCACCCGCAGTCGATATCTTATCAACAAATTTGTTGTACGCCTCCGTGTCATGATGTTTCAGTGATGCCTTGACGATACTCACCATCTTGGTTTGCATCTTTAGTTTACGGGATGACGCACCCTTGTGCACTAACTCCTCACCACCGTTCTTCTCAGTAAACCAATCCCTCATCTCTGGATAGAAGTCATCCCCTAGAGTCAACAGGAACTTAGATTGTGTGTCGCCCTTGTACCGTAGATAAGGACGCATACCATCATACATCGATGCACCCTTGAGGTTACCATACAACGAGGTGGTTTCAAAGAGACAGAACTCTGTATCATATTTGTCATTCAACATTCTGCGACTATCATGGGAACAACAGATGGCGGCAAGTAACTTACCACCAAGATAGTTAAACCCAAAGGGTTGGGCGGGTACGATGTTGAACCCCATGATTGCACGTTTGTTGAATATGTCAAGATCCGGTACACCCCCAAGATACTCGTTCCGTGGTTTGGAATTGATTAGAGGAGATCCAAACCGAATGAACCCACATATGGTGTTGGTGGTTGTTTCTCTGACTACCATCTTTAATGTCTTGCCAGGCGACTCATCCGGAGAGAACGAGGCAGTCTTTTCAAGTAGGGTGTCAAACAACTCGTGTGGGATTTGTTGGATACGGAAGTCCATATCTTGGGGGTGCAAATCAAACTGTTGGAACAGGTCATCCTCAACGGACATGCCTGGCAACGGTGCGGGGATGTTCCTCACACGTTCGATCTTACGTGCACGGAAATAGTCATCGATACGTTCGAAGTCATCGAAGTAATCCATGAGTTTCCACGCTGCGTGAAATGCGTCTTTCTTTGATAAAATCATATTGAACCTCTAATCATGTACCATTATATAGCATCCAGACAAGTTTGTCAAGTGTATAAATAGAGGTGTACATAGGAGTGACTCATGGCGAAATCTACCTTAACCGCAAACAAAAACTTTTTACAACCCACAGGGTTTAGAGTAAGCATCGACAACACGTTGTTCGGTAACGTGCAGTTCTTTGCACAATCCATATCACATCCGGGCGCTTCCACGAACGCAGTCGAGGTTGGTATACCTAGAGTTACTGGAATCCCATTTTCAGGATCTAAGATAACATATTCTGACCTTACTGTCAACCTTATTCTTGACGAAGACATGCAGTCCTACACAGAACTACAGAAGTGGATGGAGCGTCTGGTCAACGAGAAAGAGGTTAGGCCAGGCGATAGGTACAGAGGACAGGTCGAGAAGGATGAAACATATTCCGACATCACGGTTACCATCTTGACCAGTCAGAACAACTCAAACTTGCGAATCAGATACAACGATGCGATCATCACTAATCTGGGCAGTTTTGAGTTGAACGCAAACGCAAACGATATTACTTACATTCAATTCCCCGCAACCTTCCGGTTCAGGGACTTCGAGATCGTCAAACTATAACTTGACACAACACGACAAAACGGGTATAATAATATGGAAATAAACCCAATAGAACCAGCGTCTATGCCAATGAAGTCATGGTGGAACGAGGTACAGACACAAAAGGTTCAAAAGAAATTGGTAGAGGGTGGTACTGCAATGCAATACACCATCTATACATATAACCGATATGGACAACTGATAGAGTCTGAGGTGAGGGTTCAACAACTTGATATGAGGGCATAGATGCTAGACCTTGATAATATTTTGAAAGAGTGGGCAGAAGACTGTAAGATCCCCCAACACCAACTAGATGAAACATCCCGTAACACACCTAGTCTACACGCAAAGTACTTGCAGTACCTATCTTTGACTAAATTGAACCTGAAGAGGGCAGAACACTCTCAGAAGGATCTACTCAAAGACAAGTGGTTGTACTACAACGGTAAGATGGATGAGGAAACTCTTCAGTCTAAGAACTGGCATCCGGACCCCTTTGACGGATTGAAGATTATGAAAGGTGACATGAACTATTACTATGACTCCGATCCTGAGATTCAGAAGTCCGAAGAAAAAATCGTTTACCTTAAAACGATTATAGATACTCTGGTCGAGATAGTCGATAGTCTGAAGTGGAGACACCAGACCGTGAAGAACATTATTGAGTGGAGAAAGTTCGATGCCGGAGGTTAATCGTGGCGAAGAATTCTAACGTCATTACCAAGAAGGTTATTAATGACGTACACCGCAAGGGTACGTCTATTGGTAATGGTAAAGTCAAGCGCAGTTCCATGAACAAGGATAAGAAACGTTCCTTCAAGAAGTATCGCGGTCAAGGACGATAGTTCATGGAAAGTACCATTCGTATTCGGATGTTAGATCATTCGAGAATGGCGGTTGAGTCTAACCCCGCACAACAACAGGAACTAAGAGATTACTTCTCTTTCTTCGTTCCGGGCTATCGGTTCATGCCTGCATTTAAACGCAAGGTGTGGGACGGTAAGGTGCGTCTATATAATCAAGTAAAACGAGAGATACATGTTGGTCTGTATCACCAACTCCGCAAATTTTGTGCAGACCGCATGTACCCTCTCCAGATCGTAGAGAATAAAAAATACGGCATTCCCAATGCCAAGAATAAGATTGATCATCAAGGACTAGTCAAGTTTCTTGGGTCATTACAAACCCCGTTCGAGCCCCGTGACTATCAGTACGATGCGATAACACACGCCATCGAAAACAAGCGGGCCATTCTTCTATCCCCCACAGGTTCGGGTAAGTCGTTCATCATCTATAATACGATGAGGTGGTTCCTTGACAATCACGAAGGCAAGGTTCTTATTGTTGTACCAACAACGTCTCTGGTAGAACAGATGCATCAGGACTTTGCGGACTATGGTTATGAGTCAGATTTGATTCATAAAATATACAGTGGTAAAGATAAAGAAACAAATAAACGTATTATCATCTCAACATGGCAGTCTATCTACAAGTTGGGTTCAGAATGGTTCGAACAGTTTCCTTGTATATTCGGAGATGAAGTCCATTTATTCAAGGCAAAATCCTTATCCACTCTCATGGACAAGTGCAGAAATGCGGAGTATCGTTTTGGGACAACAGGTACACTGGATGGTACTGAGACTAATAAGTTGGTACTAGAAGGATTGTTTGGTCCGGTCTTCAAGGTCACCACTACAGTACAGTTACAGGAAGACAACACACTTGCAGACCTAGACATCAAGGTCATACTCATGCGTTATCACAACGATGAGTGCCATAAGATGAAGGGTAAAACCTATCAGGAAGAAATTGAATATATAGTAACGAACGAGAAAAGAAATAAGTTCATCACGAAGTTGTCCCTTGATCAAGAGGGGAACACTCTGGTACTATTTCAATTCGTTGAAAAACATGGAAAGGTTTTGTATGACCTTATCCGTGACTCTGCCGACGAGAACCGAAAAGTATTCTATGTGTCCGGTGAAGTGGCAGCCAATGACCGTGAACAGATCCGTGGGATCGTCGAGAAACAGAAAGATGCAATCATCGTGGCAAGCCTTGGAACTTTTTCTACTGGGATTAATATTCGGAATCTGCATAATATTGTATTCGCTTCTCCAAGTAAATCTCAGATTAAGGTTCTTCAATCTATCGGAAGAGGGTTACGAAAAAGTGACAATGGGGTTGCTACTAAGCTTTATGATCTATCAGATGATCTACATTGTAGAGGCTACAAGAACTTTACTCTAAAACATTCCGCCGAAAGAATAAAGATATATACTAGAGAAGGGTTTAAATACAAAGTGTACCCGATTAGTTTGAGATGAGAACAATGATAAGACAAGTAAAGTTGGTTTCTGGAGAGGAACTTGTTTGCGAGGTACTTCATGATTCGGTGGATGAACAGTCCGACGAAATTATAATTCGTCACGCCTTAAAAATCGTGTCTAAAATTCATAATGGTTACAAGTATTACACCTTCAAACCATTCATGGTTTTTTCCGATACTAAGGACTCTCTGACTATGTTGCGAGACGGTGCGATCATCTCGTACACAATTCCTCATGATACCCTTATCGCGGAATACAGAGAAGCCTTGTCTCAGATTAACGACGAGGTAGAAGAGGATCTTTCGATGCCGAAGTTTTCGGGAGACTCAGACTCTAATGTTGTC